TCTTCATTTAATAACGTGGCTTGTAACCCGCCTAAGTAATCGGCCAAGCCATACACTTGTTGCACGGGGTCATATTGGCGAACCCAAATAATGTCGCGCTTTTTATATTTTTTTACTTGGCTATTACGCTCAAGCACTACCGCGCCACCATCACCGCCAACACGGGTACGGTAACTAGGTAGCGGAAACAACCTAACAATTTGCCCAAAGCCATTACGTATTTTTAATAGTGCCACATCGCCAAATTGCACCAGGTTTAAAAAGCCCGCTTGTACTTGCTGTGCACTCATACCACCGCTAATAAAACGGCTCGCGGCCATGTTTGCACGGCTTTGCACTATGCCGCCGTGCTGGGCGTTACGCCGTGTTAAGTTGGCTAATAAATGGCGGTCTACTGGCGGCTCCCAGTAATTATCCATATCGTTATAAAGCAGCGAGTCGTAATCGGTTAGCCACATGTCGGGCATTACTTGCTCAGGCAAGCCAAACACAACGGGCGCATTTTGTTTATTTTGTTGATCGTGCGGCTGGTCAGTTAACTGCTCAGCGTTTTGGTCTAATTCTGCATGGTCCATCGTGATTTTCTCTTATGTGCATGGTTAAGGGGTTCGTTAATAACAGCGTGGCTAATAGCAAAAAATACGTCTGCATGGCCTATGGTGTTATCTCGGCTGGCTTTAAAGGTTATGGCACCGCCCGACTCGGTACTGGTGCGGCGTATTGAAAGGCAGCTCATAGCTATATCTTTATGGGATGCATCCCATTCAAGTCGGCCACCTTCAATCAGGTCGATCATTTTAAGTACTAAGCGGGTTTTACTGCCTACGCTGTAATGTATGGCGGTGGCTTCACGCGGGTAAAGTGTGGTGAGTGAGTCAAACACCCCCGCGCCAATGCCGGTGGTATCTACACCAATATAAGTAACGCGATACTTAGCGTATATTTTTTGAATTTCGCTCACGTGGTGCGAAAAGTTCATCCCGCGCCAATAGTGTTTTTCAAGTATTCTAAATTTTTCGCCCGATATTTCAGGTGGGGCAACCACCACTAGTGCAGCGTTATCGCGGGTGCGTGATGGGTCGTAACCTAACCACACCTCACGGTTACCGAATGGCTGCACAGCATTGGGTTTGTGATCTTGCCAGCGGGTGGCATCAACCATGGCTTTTTCAAGGTCGCTGAATTTAAATATACTGTCGGCATCGTCCACAAATATGCACATAAACAGGTTATTAAAATCATCGGCATTGTATTCATCGCGCAGTTCTTCAATGTCGAATAACTCACAGCCACCGCGCAAGGCATCTTCAATGGTAACTACATAGCGCCATTGCTTATCGGGGCACAGCCTGCCGTTATCGCGTAATTCATCAAAGCTGGGGAACTCAATTTCTTCGCGTTCGGCGCGCCCTTGGCGCCAGTGATCACCCGTCCAAAATGTATAAGCAGGGTGCGCTTTAGTCGACGGGGTTGAAAAATACGTTTTACGCCACTTTTTATGCGTGGCCATGGCGCTGGCTAATTTGTTTAGCTCGTTAAACTTACCAATCCAAAAGTATTCATCTACATAAACATGGCCGTGGTAACTTTGCGCGGTTTTGCTGTTGGTACTTAAAAACCGTAATTCGGCATCACCATGGGCGGTGTGCAAAGTAATGGGATTACCGGTTAGCTCTATTTCAAAAAACTCATGTGCAATGGCAATTATATAACTGCGGAACACCTCAGCCTGTGCGCGACTAGCAGAGAGGAATATTTGCGGGTCGCCACTTAATACCGCATCTTTAAACGCCTCACCTGCAAAGTAATAGGTTGCCCCAATTTGGCGGCTTTTTAAAATATTACGAATACGCTGGTGCAAGTTTTCGTGCATGGTTTTTTGGTAACCAAATAACGAGTCGTACCAGGTGCCAAAGTCTTCAGCAGTTAAATGGCTAACATCATTTTTACGCTTACGGCCTTTGCTTTTTTTATTGTCTGCGCCGCCACCTTTATTGTTTTTATTACTGGGTTGGTTAGTGCCGTGGAGTTGCTCTGCCTGTGCTGCTTTTTCTTGCTGGGCGCGCTGTTTTTTAAGCTTCACATGCTTTTCTATCAGCATGTCGAGCTCTTTTATTTGGTTACCTGTTTTATCGCTTACATCGGTGAGTATTAAAATTCGCCGTGCAATGGCTTCGTCTACGTCTTCTTCGCGCAGCATATCGCGCCAGTTGTATTTATCGGCCCAATAGTAAATAACACGGTTGTTTGGTAACGCCAGTTCCGCGCGTATTTCGTCGGGGGTGTGGTGGCGCAAATAAAGCCGTTTTGCTGCTTCGCGTATTTCCGGTGAATAAGCCATTACGTGGTATAAGTCGCTCGTAAAATTAATAACTAGCCACAGTGTATTGGTTTACAATAAGCTTATAACCGCATAAAAACCCTCATGTTTCCTAAAACCCCAATCTAGGAATTATCAAAAAGCTAACCAATGTATTCAGCCTTTTTTTATGGCTATGCTGCGTTTAAATATTAAGTAACGCGGTAAGCAAGTAATGGCAAAGCAATCAGGTTGGGTAATTGCAGCAACAGAAGGTGCAACAGTAGACGGGCGAACCATTTCAAAAGAGTGGATCACTCAAATGGCTGCATCGTATTCGGTTGATGAATACACCGCGCTTATTTGGCCTGAGCATTTTCGTTCAAGTTGGGGCCCAAGCGAAGGTAAAAACTGGGGCACTGTTGACGAAGTAAAAGCCGCTAAACAAGGTGGTAAATTACGTCTGTTTGTAAAAATTACCGCTAACGACTACCTACTAGCTGCCAACAAAGACGGCCAAAAGCTGTTTATGTCTATTGAGCCAAACCCAGATTACAAAAGCGAAGGGCGCTGCTACTTACAAGGCCTTGCCGTTACCGACTCGCCAGCCAGTTCTGGAACCAGCCGCTTAAAATTCTCTATTGGTGATAATGAAGTAAATCACGAATATAGCCAACTCGAAACGCTACAACACAGTGACTTTATTACCACCAATAGCGAACCAACTACCCCAAATAGCAAACACGCCAAAGCGCAAAGCTTAATGGCGCAACTATTTAGCTTATTTTCTAGTGATCAGCAGCCAGCCGATCAGCAAGATGAAATCACCGAGGAAGACACCATGAAACAAGAACAGTTTGACGCCCTCATGGGCAAGTTTGACGGATTAGAAACCAAGGTGACCGACCTTGAAACTAAATTCAGCAAGCCACCAAAAGCCGAAGAAACCCCGCCAGTTGAAGAACCAAAAGACGACGAGCCTGAAAGCGATAAAACCGCAGCAGGCGTAACCGCTGAGCAGTTTAGCCAGCTAATGGAAAAAGTAGACGGCTTTAGTAAAAAGGTAGATGGCATAGAAACCAAATTTAACGCCCTTAGCCAAGAGCAAGGCGGCCAAGAGCCCGACCCAGTAGGCGGCGAAACCATAGACCTGGTTTAACCAAGCGCTTAACCACGTTTACCTTTATTAATGCATAACAGAGCGAGATAACGCATGCAATTAAATCAAATAGCCGCTGGGTTTTTAAAACAATACTCAACGCAACTAGCTAAAACATTCGGTGTTGAAGACGTAACTAAACAGTTTGCAGTAACAGCACCAATGGAAACCAAACTACGTTCCGCGCTTTTAGAGTCGGTCGAGTTCCTACGCATGATCACTACCATGCCAGTCGATCAACTAAGTGGCCAAGTAGTAAAAGTAGGTAACTACGGCATTGCGACAGGTCGTAAAGCCGGTGGCCGTTTTACATCAGGTCAAGGCGTTGATGGCTTTAAATATCAGTTAACAGAAACCGATTCATGTTCAGCGCTTACATGGGCGCTGTTATCTGCATGGGGTAATGCCGGTAACCAAAATGAGTTCATGAAAAAAATGAACGACAACGCAACGCACCGTTTTGCACTCGATATGCTGCGCGTTGGTTTTAATGGTACATCAATCGCCCCTACATCAGACCCAGTAGCAAACCCATTGGGCGAAGATGTAAACAAAGGCTGGCATCAAATTGTAACGGAAGAAGCACCTGATCAAATCATGACTGATCCTGTTTACTTTGACCCAGACGGCGCAGGCGATTACAAAACGTTAGATGCCATTGTGACCGAGCTTAAAAACACGCTTATTCACCCGTCATTGCGTAACGACCCACGCTTAGTTGTATTGGTTGGTAGTGACCTTACGGCCACTGCACAAACACACATGATGAACCAAGCCGACAAGCCAAGCGAAAAAGTAGCGGCACAGCAAATGGATAAAAACATTGGCGGCCTACGTGCATACACGCCGCCGTTCTTCCCGGGCAAGCGCATTGTAGTAACCATGCTAAGCAATTTGCATATTTATACGCAGCGCAACACATCACATCGCAAGTCTGAAAACGTTGAAGACCGCAAACAGTACGAAGATAAGTACTGGCGTAACGAAGGCTACGCAATTGAAGAGTTTGAAGCGTACGCGGCGATTGACGAAAGCGCGATGAATATTGGCCCTAACCCAGCGCCTTAATTTATTGCAAAACCAGTTGCTAGGCCTAACCGCCTAGCAGTTAACCAATTTATTAAAAGGTAACCGTGCCATGAGTGCCATTGCTGATTTTAAAAAGCGCCGCCTAGCTGCAAAAGCTAAAGGCGAAACCAAAGCCACAACCACAACGGGTAATGCTGATACGGCCAATACGCCAGAAACCACAGCCCTTAAATTGCTCGCGCAGTTGCTAGGTTGCGACGAATCAAAAGCCATTGAAACCGCGCAACAATACGTTGACCAAAACATTAAACACTTTGATTTAGGCTTTGATCCTGCCGCACCAGGTGAAGACAAAAACGCTGTTGCTGAAGTAACCCTTGATGAAAGCGGCAACATTGAAAACATTGATGTTTCACCCGTTGAAGATGCAACCGACGAGCTAAACGAAAGCATTAACACCGCAAGCAATGCGGCAGGCGAAATTGAAAGCGCCGCAGATAAAGCAAGCGATGCTGCCAGCGATTTAGCCTACCAAGCCGACGATATTAACGCCGCAAATAGCGACTTAAAAGACACGGTTGAAGAGCTAAAAAAGCCGTCGGCGGCGCAAGAATCCTCCAATTCAAAGAGCAAAACCAAGCAAAAAAACAGCTCGAAAAAGTAAGCCTAACAGGCAAAGGGCAATACGCCCCAAGCCTGCACTTACAGCTTATTGAATTAGAAGACGACTTAAAACGCTTAAAAAGCTATGTAACCCGCGCCGACAAAATCACTCACAAACGTGATGTGTTATTGCCAAAGTGGTTACCCATTGTTGAAGACTATTTAGCAAAAGAAGGAAAGCAAAATGAAGACAACCCGATTTATGCGTACTGCACGATTTGGCTGTTTGACGTTGGCAACTTCGCTCGCGCTCTTGAGTTTGGTTTCAGAGCCATTGAGCTTAACCAGCCCATGGCTAGCAGCATTCGCCGCCAGTGGCCTGGTTTTATTGCCGACACTGTTTTTGAGTGGGCAAGCACCCAAGCAGAAAAAGGCAACAGCATTGAGCCTTATTTTAGCCAAGTGTTCAGCAAGGTTGCGAACACGTGGAAATTACCTGAGCAAGTTACGGCTAAGTACTACAAGTTTGCGGGTCTTGCGTTACTGCGCAGCAAAAACGGCGACATATCGCCATCGCATGTGGGCGACGTGCAACGCTTACAGCAAGCCGATGGCTACTTAGCCAAAGCCGCCGAACTGCATAAACACGCACAAGTAAAAACAGTAAGAAACAAAATAGCCATGAGATTAAGAGCCATTGCCGAGCTAAACGCCCAGTAATAGCCAAAGCTCCAAACCCTCCAGTGCACTAGCCGAGCGTTTAACGGGCGACCGTTAATAACCGCGTCGACGCTAACTGCACTGAACCCAAATTGAATAGGTATACGGTATGTCATTTGGATACGAAGCAACAGCACAAAACAGCATTGAAATAGATGCTCAAAGCGGCTGGCCAGCGTTAAGCACTGGCGAGTTTCGTGATCATCGCCGCATACCTGAGTTTTACGAAGAAACCGTAATAGCCGACTCATTAAACCGCAGCGCATTAGAAGTGCAGCAGCA